GAGCTCCCGCTCGCGGCGTGCGATCGCGGCCTCGCGCTCGGCGAGGCTCCGCTCGCGCTCTGCGAGTTGGACGCTGTCGCTGTCGTGCTTCGTCTCGGACATGGTCGTCTCCTTTGGTCGTGCCGCGCCTGGTGCGGCAGTAGAGGTGATCGTGACGGTGCGGGTGTCTGCGGCTGCGGCGGCCTTTAGCTGCGTCGGCGCAAGCCCCTTGACGGCCGGCGGCACCGCGCCGAGATAGCCCAGATGTTTGAGCCCCCACACGCCCGGCGTGGGGTTGCCCGGCGCATCCGGCATCCAGAGGCTCACCGAGACTGCGCGGTAGCGCCCATCGCGCACGAGGTCGGCCATCTCGGGCAGGAGCTCCACGTCGAGCCACAGGCCGTCGGGCTCTGCCGTCGCATCGAGGACCCAGCCCCAGGCCGGATCTTCCGTCTCGGGATGGCCGATCACGACCGGCGCCTGATAGCGCGTGGGGTCATAGGCGGCGGCAATGGCCGCGATGTCCTCGGCGGTGAGGGTGATGGGCTCGGGATCGGCCGGCCAGGTGCCGGGCTGCAGAGCGTGCACACGGGCGCGGATGAATCCGCTGGCCCGCTGGGTGTCGTACGGCGCCGTTGCGAGCGCCGGATGAAAATACATGGCCGGCATCATGCCGGCCATGTCAGCGACCGATCAGATCGACGGCTGTTACGCCGTCGGCGTGGTGGGCGTTTCGTCGAGGGCGCGCCAGAATCGCCCAGGAGCGCTCGCCGCGGCTCGGCTTGCATTGACACACCAGGGGCGCCGCGCCGTGAGTTTTTAAACGGGTTTTAAACAGGTTTAAACGGGTACCCTGCTTGGGTTGTCCCCCAGATAGCCGGCCAATATGGCCAAAATGGCCGATCGGTCGGCCTCCGAGACCCCCAGAAACGGCCGCGGCGGGATGTCGCCCCATGGGATGGGTGCGCCGCGGCGCGTGCGCCCGAATTGCCCCCGGCGGGCGCCGAGCTGCTGCACGGCGGCATACTCGAGGCTGGAGCCCACCTCCACGCCACCGGGGATCACCCGGTAGGCGATCTCGGAGGAGAGCCGCCTGGTCTCGCCGATGAGGGGCTTTTTCCCCGCGGCCATGACGGCCCCCTTCTTCGTAAGGCCGCCTCCCCGGCGTCGGCTGCGGGTACCGCCGAAGCGGGAGAGGTAGCGCTGGATGGTCACCGGGCTGTTGGGCGCCCAGGGCGTGCCGTCTGGCGCGCGGCCCTGGCCGAAGCGGCTCCGGGTGGAGGAGACCAGGTACTCGCCGATGTCGGCGAGCGCAGGCCGCAAGTCGGCTGCGCGGCGCGCCAGCGCCGAGAGGGCGGCGAGCACCTCGCGGTCGTCGATCTCGATCTTGATCATGCTTTCCCCTTTCTGCTAGAGTGCAACCGTCCGCGATGGCTGTTGCGGACCGGGATTGGCGTCCCGAGAAACAAGGCGGACGAGAGGCCGCCGATCGCAAAGCGAGGAGCGGCTTTTTTCATGTCCACGCATGGTGTGCCCATTGTTATGGGCGGCCCGTGCGGGGAGCCGCAAGGCTCGCCGGTTCCTTGTTTCCGGTACGCCAACCCGCACGGTGCCCGCCCACCCCGTTGGCGTGGGGTGGCGGGTTTGGTCAAAACCTGCAAACAAGGAGCAAACCATGCACACGCTCACTTCCGCCGAGTTCCTCGGCACCCCTGTTTCCATCCTCGACCATGCCGGCCGGCGCTGGCTCACCGCCCGCGACGTGGGGCGCTGCCTTGGTTACGAAGACCCGTCGCGCAAGGTCATCCACCTCTATCAGCGGCACGCCGACGAGTTCGGGCCGGACGATACGTTCGTGCTCAATTTGGGCACGAACCCCCAAGGCGGCAACCCGAACACCCGCATCTTCTCGCGCAGCGGCTGCGTGCTGCTGGCCATGTTTGCCAACACGCCGCGGGCGAAGGACTTTCGCGCCTGGGCCAAGCGGGTGCTGGCCGCGGATTCCGGTCTGCCGGCGCTGGTATATGACGCCGGCCGGCGGGTGAAGGTCAACCGCACCATCGAGCGGCAGGCGATGGAGCTTTACGTGGCGGGGCTTGAGTCTGGCAGCATCGCCCGACACCTGGGCATCAGCCACGGGGCGTTGTCGCTGCTGTTGCGCGGGCAATACCGGTTTTCGCCATCGGCCGGGCCGGACGAGACCACGCCGGAGCTGATCGCGGCAGTAGCCAAGGAGCGCGCCCGGCGCGAGCGTGACCGGATCGTTGAGGAGTTCGTGGCGTCTGCGGCCAATGTGCGGCTGCAGCAAGCGCTGGAGACGGTGGGGCGGCAGATGCTGGCGGCGCTGCAAAGCGTCCCGATGGAGGGCTGAGCCATGGCCGCCTACCTGATCCCAGAGGAAGCCGAAACCGCCCTGTGGCGCGCCGATCTGGCCTTGAAGGCCCTCATCCATACGCTCGGCGCAGCCGGCGCCAGAGCCGCCGAGATCAGCGGCGAAGAATTGGCTGCGCTGCTTGAGATGGTGCGCGGTCAGGTGGCCGAGGCGCGGGCCTGCGCGCGCTTCGATGCGCGGGCGGAATAGGCTATAACGGGCCGCCTGGCGCGCGGCCCTCGCCAAAGCGCCGCCTGGTGGAGGCGACGAGATATTCGCCGATGTCGCGCAGTGCCGGCGTGGGGTCGGCCAGACGGCGCACGAGCTCGGAATGGCGTCAAGCACGGCGCGATCGCCGATCTCGATGCGGATCACTCGCGGCGCTCTGCTTGGGCGAGCCAGGCGCGCGCCTCCTCGAGCGCACGCGCCCAGCCCTCGTCGTCCGGATGGGCTCGCACCTGGCGCTCGCACTCGGCGACCCAGGCGCGCAGGTCAGGGAGATCCGAGTGCGGCGTGACCCGCGGATCCACCAGCGTGTAGCCCATGTCAGCTCCTCCTCAATAGGTCGATGTTGCGCGCGATCCGATCGGCGATCTCGGCGACCCAGTCGGGTTCGTCGATCGGGAATGCCGCCGCGCGATAAGTGATGATCCCGGCACGGGCCAGGCCGAGATTGACCGCGTGATCATGCCAGCGATCGGCCTCAGCCGAGGAGATCCGGCGCTCTTTGATCGCTTCGGAGAGAAACGTGTACGTGTGCCGAACGGCAACATCATAGAACCTTTCGAGCAGATCTTGGGGGACTTCGGCCGCGGTGTATTGGGAGCCATCGTGGCCCACCGCGATGATTTCTCGCAAACCCCTCCGGGCTGCGAGAGTCAAGTCCGCTCGAGAGAGAGATCGCGAGCTCGGGTGGTTGTGCACCAGCACGGCGCCTTTCATGGAGTCGAGTTCGCCTGGATCGAACTCGACGTAGCTTCTGGCGCCGCGCTTGCGCCACACCACTCGATCGGTGATGAGCGCAGCGAACTCGATGTCGCCGCCTGTCTCTTTGCCTTGCCGCACGACCCAGTCGATCGCCTCCTGCCTCGCGAGATCGACACTGAGCGCAGCGGAGAGCGGCGCGGGTAGATCGGCCATTTTGCGCTCGATCTCGCGCACGAGGTCGGAGGTGGCGCCAGGCATGTATCCCCAGCCCCTGTCGATGCCCACCGGCTCCTTGGTCCTTTGGTCGATCTCCTGCCATGCCGGGTCAATGGATTTGTCCGGGTCTCCGCCCAGGCGGCGCGCGCCGGCGGCATCGCGCGCGCCGACGACGTAGCACTTGCACCCCCACCCGTTCGGCGGATAGTGCGTGCGCCACCAATCGTCGTCCGCAGGCAGCGTGAGGCCGTTCCACGCGAGGTGAAGCGGCCGCGGGTGCAACACGTTGTCCGAATGTCTGTACACCCAGAGAGGGAACCCTCCCTCCTCGAGCTGCGCAAGCCGACCTGCAGCGTAGCTCGTGGCGGCGTTGGTGGTGTAGATCACGCGCGTGCGCCAGGCGCGGCCGGCCTCGGTCGCCGAGCCGGTCCATCCCTCCCAGCCATGGCGCTCGACGATCTCGGCAAAGCGCGCGCGGAACTTTTGGATGCTCTCGCCGTCCGCGATGGCCTTGTCCACCGCGCCAGCGAGATCGGCCAAGAGATCCGCCTTCGCCGCGCCCGCCACCATGAAGGCGCGATCGTGGGCTTCCTTCCATAGGTCGGTCCAGCGCTCGGTCGGCACGAGGTTGCCGAGCTTGTCGCGGAAAAACCGCACCTGCTCGTCGAACGGCCGGCGGAAGACCGCCGAGAGCCGAGCGCTGGGGTGTTGCGGGGTCATCACTCCACCAGATAAATCGCCGGCAACGCCGTCGTTCCTTCTGTCAACGATGTCGGTGCAGTCGCCGGCAGATTCGCCGCCGACCCATCGCTCTGCTGCACTGTGAACTGCGCGCGGAAGGTCGTGCCCTGCTTGATGCGTAGATCCAGACGCTGGCCGT